GCTTTCTCACGTGCAGCGCTGCCATCAAGCGGCCTAACCGTAGAGTATGCAGCAATCTCATCAAACACCATTGCAGTTGGCGAGCAGTCACCAGAGAACGAGGCACTATCATTCGGTAACCTCGCTATCGACGCAGTATCGGCTGACGTAAAGACTTACGGTGGTTACACCTCATTCTCACGCCAGACCATCGAGCGCTCATCTGTTCCATTCTTGAACGCTGCTTTCTCGGCTCTATCTGTCGCATACGCAACCGCAACCAACGCGGCCGTTGTTGCTAAGTTGGCAGGTCTAACCTGGACTGGCAAGGTCTTCGACGCTGACGGCGGCACCGCTGCATCTCTAATCGAGGGCATCGCAAACGGCGCAGCATACATTCAGGCAAACTCGGGTCTTTCACCAGAGTTTATCCTTGCTGCACCTGACGCTTACGTAAAGATTATGACTGTTGCTGGTTCAGACGGCCGCCCAGTAATCAACGTTGACGGCGCAGGCGTAAACAACATTGGTTCAGCAAACGTTCCGGGTCTTCGCGGCCAGGTTCTAGGCTTGCCAGTAATCGTTGACCCAGCACTAGCAACTGGTGTTGTCTACCTAGCAAACAGCGCAGCCGTTCAGACTCTAGAGTCTGCAGGTTCACCTGTTCGCCTGACCGACGGCGACATCACCACCCTGACCGACAGCATCTCGGTTTACGGCTACGCAGCAATCACCGTTCCATTCGAGGCTGCAGTCGTCAAACTAGACGTAACCGCCGCTTAGTAGGTTCAAATGTCTGTAACGTTGGAAGAATTCCAGGCCTATGTTGGCACCGATGAAAGCACGTTTCCCCAGGAGTGCCTCACCGCTGGCTTGGCTTTGGTCACCAAATACATTGGCGCAGTAACAACTGTTCCAACTGCTATTGCTGACCAGGCGACGCTAATCGCATCGTCGGAAATCTTCCACCGTCGCAGCGCACCTAACGGTGTTGCCCAATTTGCATCGTTCGACGGGTCACCAGTCCGAGTGGCTAAAGACCCAATGAACGCCGTTTATCCGCTGCTAATCCCTTATGTAGGTTTTGGAGTATGACAAACGAAATTACTCTTGCAAAGGTCGAACTAAAACTCGACCTAGAAGCGGCCGGTCTAAAGGTTCTGGACTATGTGCCAGAGCGCATCGTGCCGCCTATTGTGATTGTAAATGCACGCACCCCATACCTGGCAGTGTCTTCTCTATCCGGTGAGTATCTTCTAAACGTCGAACTTGTCTTAATCGCTGCAACCGCAACGAACAAGCAGTCAACGGAAAAACTAGACGAACTACTTGCTGACGTAGCGAATGCACTGCCAGGCTATGCGCGTATGTTGCCAACTGGCGCACCTTATAACCTACAAACAAACAATGCAGAGTATTTGGCGGTCAACGTTCCGCTAGAACTTGAAATCACAATTTAGAAAGGTCAATCATGGCTGCATCAACGCGCATCAAAGCGCAGAACATCATCTTCAAAATCGGCACTACTGACTACGCTTGCGACGCAACTATGGTTGAACTGACCCTAGACGACGCACCCGGCGACGTTCAGACTTTTTGCGAATACCGCACTGGAGGCCAGTGGACTCTAAACCTAGAGGGCATCACCTCGGGCGAAGACACCTCGCTTTACCAGGTTCTTTGGGCTAACTTCGGCACTAAGGTTGCTTTCACCATTGCACCTAATGGCAACGCAACTGCAGGCACTGACACTCCTCACTACACCGGCACCGTAGTCTTCAACCAGTTGCCACCGCTTTCTCTATCAACTAACGAAACCGTAAAGTTCTCGGTTGCGCTAGAAGTGGACAACTCGGTGCACAACCCAGCGTCAAAGATTTACTACGGCGTCACCATCGACACCACCGCTTAAAAATGGCAGATGCATCTGGCATCAAAGTTCAAGGCCTAAAAGCCAGCATCAAAGCACTCCAACAAATCGGAGTGCCAGACGCAGAGATTAAGGCAGCCGGCACAGAAGCCGGTGAATTAGTCGCAGGTGAAGCCCGGACTTTGGTGCCAGTTCGCACTGGTGCTTTGCGTGACACTATCCGAGTGAGTAAAGCATTGGCAAAGATTAGCGTTTCAGCAGGTAACAGTGGCAAGGTTCCGTATGCGAACCCTATTCACTGGGGTTGGTATAAGCGCCACATAAAGCCAAGTCCTTTTTTCTCTAAAGCGCTTGGCGTAACACGTGATGAGGTGTTCAAACGCTATTATGAAAACATCAACAACTTAATACAACGGAATACCACGAATGGAACAGGCGAATGATTAACTTTGAAGAACTGACTCTAGAAGAAATCGAAACCATTGAGAACCTAACAGGTTCGGGCATCGACTCACTTTTTGAGAATGGAAAACCTCGCGGTAAAGCGCTAAAGGCTTACGTTTGGGTTGCCATGAAACGACAAGACCCATCATTCACCATTGAGCAAGCAAACAAATACACTTTGAAGCAGGCGACCGCTTTATTCAATGGTGACGAAGAAAAAAAAGAATAGCAACCAAAGCAGCGGAGCGCATGGCAAGTTTCTGCATCGCATCGGGTATTCAGCCCAGTGAGTATAAGAAACTGACCATTGCAGAGTATCGGGCTTTGGTGGAACTGATAGATAAGGCGAACCGATGAGTTTAATCCTCAACGTCGAAATTCTCGGCGAGTTTAGGAAACTAACTTCGGCCACTACTGGCGCGCAGGGTGAACTGAAAACTCTCAACGCTAAAGCCGCTGCCATTTCATCATCAATTCACAAATCTTTTGCCGGCATTGGTGTCGGTCTTTCTTTTGCCTGGATAGCGCGCGAACTGAACGACGCAGCCAAAGCAGCGCGTGATGATGCCGTTTCGATGTCTGCCCTAGACACTGCTCTCAAAAACACTACTAAGGCAACCAAAGATTTATTGCCAGAAGCCGAAGCCTTAATCGGCAAACTTAGCCGGCAACATGGCGTAGCCGACGACTTTTTGCGCCCGGCTTTCGTCACACTCTACAACGCAACTAATGATTTAACCTCGTCAAATAAACTTCTTGCTATCGCGCTAGACGTTTCAGCCGGAACAGGCAGAAGCCTAGACACTGTTGCTCTCGCCCTGGCTAAGAGCGTCGCAGGTTCAGACACTGCACTTATTAAACTTTTGCCATCGGTTAAAGACCTAGACGACCCAATTAAATTTTTGGGCGAAAAGTTTAAAGGCACATCCGAAGCGGCCGCCAAACTTGACCCCTACCGCAACATGACAGTCCTATTTGGTGAAATGCAAGAAGCCGTCGGTATGCGACTTCTGCCAGAACTAACCAAGTTGTCTATTTGGCTATCGACTCCTGAGGGTCAATCGAAGTTAAAAGACCTGACTGACGCAGTTATCGGCTTAACCGATGTTTTTGTCGCAATGGTTGGCTGGGCTTTGCAAAACAAAGACGCTATCTTTGCCCTCGGTGTTGTCATCCTCGGCGCTAACGTGGCTGCCAAAGCCATAACCGTATCGACAACGCTCTATAACGCGGCCGCCGCTATTGCTGCCGGTGTTTCGGCTACTTATGCAACTGCAATGGGTGGAGTTGCTACTGGTGCCACAGCGGCTAACGTAGCCGTTAATGCACTGATTACAACGCTAAGAATTTTTGCAGGTCTAGCGGCCGTTGGTATGGTGCTACAACTTGGCGGTTCAGCGCCGTTGCCTGGCACAGTTCCATCTACCCAGAAGAAACCAACACCAACTACTACACCACCACCAATCGGCACTGTAGCGCCAAGTAATAACGGCCTACCGGGTTTCAGCAAATCAACTGGCAACAACGTAACTGTAAACGTCACGACTCCTGTAACTTCAAGCACAATCATCAAGACAGTTCAATCGTTCCAGAAATCGACCGGCACGACTTTAGCGCAGGCGCTCAAGTAATGACTACAATCGCCAATTTTGACATCGCTCAAAACTTAAAAGTTGAAATGTTCTTGCCTGACTTGGTCAGCAACGTTTTTATTTTGGGTGTTTCAGCATTGGGCAGCGACGACGTTCTCTCTGGCAACTGGTTTATTCTTGGCGAGTCATTACTCGGCGGCACCGATGTTTTAAGCGACGGCAACCCAGCGCTGGCGTTCACCTGGCAAGAACTAGAAGCAGTCACTACGAGCGTAGAAACTGAACTTGGTGGACAAATTCGTGACAACTTGTATTTTCAGCCAGAGCCAGGCGCAGCAACTATCACTATGCAAACCTTTGACTTTGACCCGAGCGTAAACAAGTCAATGCGACCGGGCGCACGTATTCGCGTAAGGGCAGTTGGCGACGCAGTAAACCATTATCTTTTCAATGGTTACGTTAAATCTATTGACGTGGCTTACGGCGCAGAGGGCAGCGGCTGGAACAATCTAATCATCCAGGCCTACGACGCGCACACCAAAATAGTCAATACTCGAGTAGCAGAGTATGACACTACCGGATATCACGGCGGCGACCACGTCACACCATTAGAGGCGATTACTTTGGCGGTTGAGTTGGCCGGTTTCGAGATGAGCCCAGACAGCGTCGCCCTCAATCACAAAATGCCAACAGTTGACGAATTTGACGTTATTATCAACACCTTTATCAACGACTCGCTTGAAACTGGACTTGGGGTAATGTGGGTCGACCCTGAAACCGAGCAAGTAGTTGTTATCCCTAGACCCGACATTGTCACCACAGCGCCGGAGGGAACTTACACGGTTGGCAACAATCATGGCGACGCCTACCATCTTTGCATGTCGGATATTGCCGTTCTCGCTGACAGCGACATCGTCTACAATTCGTTGCGCGTTAGCAATAAGAACGATGAAACAGAATACGTTGTGAAACAAGACCAAGACAGCATCGACCTCGTAGGTATCTTGGCCAAAGACGTAGCAATCAATACAACCCCAGACGGGCAACTTGTGAAATGGGCTGACGAAGTTTTCACTAAAGCACCAACTAGAGCAGTTCAATATGTTTCAACCCCTGCAAAAGACAGACTAGGCAACCTAACCCAGGCCGCCTTTTTTGCCCCTGGCACTCTAATCGGTGTCAAATACTCAAAGTCGCCGCTCAACATTGACGACTATTACACGATTACAAAAGTAAGTCATTCAATAGACGTGGACACTTGGTTCACTACACTAGAACTATGGAAAGAGTTTTAACTAATGGCATTTAAAGATTTTGCAAACGGCTATCCGCTAAACGCCAGCGAATTAGACACGTATCTAATGCGCCAGAGCGTTATGGTATTTACTGATGCCGCCGCGCGCACAACCGCGCTATCTGGCATTGAAACCGAGGGAATGTATACCGACATCACTTCGACCGACACGTTAGAACGCTACAACGGCACTGCATGGGTGCCAGTAGTTGGCACAGGCGTCACTTTAACTCGCCCAGTTATTACTAGTCCACAAGAAACTACAACCGTTAGCGCTACCGCTGCAACCGGCACTGTTCACTTTGACGTAATGACTCAAGCCGACCTTTACTACACAACCAACGCATCGGCAAACTTCACCCTCAACATTCGCGGCAACTCATCGACTACTTTGAACAGCATCCTCGCAACCGGCGCAACGCAGACTGTCACATTTAGAAACACCAATGGCGCAACACCTTATTACCCAACATCTTTTACCATCGACGGAACTAGCGTTACTCCTAAATGGCAAGGTGGAACAGCGCCTAGCGCAGGGAACGCAAGCGCAGTAGATGTTTACAGTTATGCAATCACCAAAACTGCTGCAAACACTTACACAGTATTCGCCTCACAGACTAAGTTCGTATAAACATGGCACCGCTATTAAACACATTTGCCGGGCTCGCAGTCAAAGCATTAGGTTTTACACGCGGTTCTAATGGCGTTGCATACTTTATCGCAAAATTGACTACCGGTGCCACCGTTAGCATCGCTACTGGTATTGCAACTTTTGGCTCTAAAGTATATTTAGCGGCAACCGATGGAGCGTATAGCCCATTTAGATTTAGTCAAACGCGATTGACTGATGCTTTGTCTATTGATAATAGTTATGGCGACAGCAACAGCACAGGAGGCGGAGAAATCCGTCGAATTCATCCAGGTTCTGCAGGCGAGTCTTTTATTGTCCAACGCCCAAAGAACCAATCATCTTGGGCATCGATAATTAAAACCAACGCCAACGGAACAATTGCCTGGGAACGTAACTTCACAACATGGGGTAACGACATGGGAGAAGTCGCGACTGCAGCCAACGGCGATGTTTATTTTGGCTCAAACTCAACACCAGTCGGCGGTTCAGTTCGCAACGTAGTTGTAAAATACAACTCATCCGGCACCATTCAATGGCAACGTTTTGCCAGGTATGGTTGGACTGTCGAGGGCGCAAGCGGAATGGCAGTAAACCCGACTACTGGAGACGTTTACAAAGGCTGGTCTGGCGGTTCAGATAGTTCAAACACATGGCCATTTATTACCAAATGGGATGCATCAGGCACGCACCAGTGGACTAAATCAATACCAACTGGAAACGTTTTTAATCAGCGTTGGAACAATATGGGCATAGATGCTGACGGCAACATTTACATTGCCGGACTAGCCGGGTATCCAACTATCATCAAACTAAACTCCTCGGGTGTCCAACAATGGGCTCGCACATTCACACTTAGCGGTGGAACAACTTACCCATCTTTGGCAGTAGACAACGCCGGAAATTCTTACATGTATTTTGGAGTGAGCAACCAGCCGGTTGTAGTCAAATACAACTCATCAGGTGCCATTCAGTGGCAACGTGGACTCACAACGTCATTTATGGGATACAACTCAGCCACGCAAATCTCGGCCGATGCAAACAGCATTTCATTCGTTGGCAGTAGCCCTAGAGCCTATTTTTTCAGGTTCCCAGCAGACGGCACAAAAACTGGAACGCATGTTTTGAACGGCGAGTCTTTTACTTGGGCAGCAACATCCGGCACTGACTCCGCTTATGCTATTTCGTTTGCTAATGAAGTCAATGACACACGCGGAACTGCATCAGGCACAGATGCTGCTGGCTCACATTCGTTCACATCTAACTCATACACACTAGGAACAAAGGTAATCTAATGGGCTATTATATCGACCCTCAAGGGAACTACCCTCGCCATGCTGGCGATGTGCAAATTGTGACCCCGGGCTGGAACGAAGAAACCGATGCTTTGCCGGAGGGATGGGTAAACGTCGAACCTGGCGTCATTCCAGAAATTCCAGACGGTCAGCAACTTGTCGAAAAAGCACCCAAACTGATTAAAGGCGTTTATGTCCGACAGTTTGCTCTAGAGCCTATTCCAGAGGTCACAGCATAATGGCAGACACAACAGACCGCGAATTACTCATAACCATTATCAAAGACTTGGCCGAGGTCAAGACTGAAATGCGCGGTTATAGGCAGTTAGAAAAAGACGTTCGTGATTTGCAGAAAAAGATTTATCAAATGACCGGCATTTCTGGCGTCGTCGGCGGCGTAATAGTCGCGGTCGCCCAAGTGATTGTGAGCCTAAACTAATGACCGAATACTTCGAACCATTCCCGGGCACCCGAGGCGACGAACTAGGTAACTTTGCTAGTTACCGCAAACAGCCACACCGAGGCAGCGACTGGTCAGGCAACGACGGCAAAATCATCAAAGCCATCACTACTGGCCGAGTAAAGCAAGTTTTCACTAGCGAGCAACTAGGCCATTGCCTCATTCAATCCACAGGCGACGGACTGCATTTGCTTTATGCTCACATGAAAACCAAGTCTTCGCGAAAAGTCGGCGAAATGGTTATCGGTGGCGAAACTGCCATCGGCGTCGTAGGCAACACTGGAACGGCCACAACAGGCTCACATTTGCATTGTGGACTAAGTGCCGCGCCTAACCCTGCAACGGCCTCATACGCCAGCCTGGTCGACCTGCACGCACACATTGACGCAAACAGCACAAAGCGAGTCGCAGCACCTAAACCAGCCGCTAAACCTGCCGCTAAGAAAGCACCGGCAAAGAAATGAAACTATGGCGACGCATCCCAAAGCGTTATAAGCGCATAGGCGCTTTCGCAATCGGCGCTGGAATTGCTTTCATGGGTGCCGGTTCGCTCTACGGTTACACAGCCTTAGACTCGGCCGCGTTTGGCGCTACTGGTGCCATCCTCGGCCTACTAATGGCTTTGAGTTTCAATTATGCTGGCAAAGGTGAAGTTAGCGACCAGGATTTTGACGGTGCCATAAACGACGCCATTCAGTCGGTCAACTCGAAAACCAAGAAAGACGACACTAAAAAGTCATAGTCACTTGATAGTCTTCGGTGTATGACACACGACACAGAAGAAATCGAGTCACTTGGCCGCGCAAGGCTAGTTGGCTACTACGAAAACAACAGCCCCGAATGGCATGCTGAACGCAAAGGCGCTATCGGTGGCAGTGACATCGCTGCAATTATGGGCAAGTCACCCTGGAAAAGTTATTACACGCTTTGGGCTGAAAAGTCAGGGCTAATTGACGACAACATCGAACCAACTATGGCGATGAAACTTGGCACCGCGTTTGAACCGGTCATTCGTCAACTATGGGCAGAAGATAACGCGCAATGGTTGAAAGTGTCCGAAACAGGCACTTGGGCATCTAACACATTCCCAACATGGAAAGCCAATCCCGACGGCATCATTCGCTGGAACGACGGCGAACTGGGCATCCTCGAAATCAAGCACACTTCTCAATGGTGGGA